GTCGTAGATGACGTGGTTGTTGTCGTAGGTGATTCCAACGATTGCGTCTTGGTATTGCTCTGGCGTGTCGCCGAGGTAAACCAAGTCCTCGTTGATGCCCTTCAGTTCTTCAAGGTCTATTACCATCTCTTTGCGCCTTTCAAATTTTGACTTTCGCCACGATGTAGTCAACGTCGAATATCTTGTATTTCTTTCCTTCGAGCGTTATGTCTATTCCAACAGCCTCTGTCATCACTGCGTCCCCCACCTTCAATCCAATCTTGGGGTAGTCGAAGCTCTCGCCCCCACCATAGACCCACTTGACCTTGTAGAGCTTCAAGTTGTCCTTCGAGAGACGGTCGTCAACCTTCGTCGAGCCAAGGAACAAGCCACCAGAATCGGCGTTCCAGCACTCTTCGCAAATGACTCGGTTCTTTCTTGTGATTTCGAGGTTCATGTTCAATCGTTTATCTTGCAAATGATGTTCTCGGTCTTGTAGATGTGGATTGGCTTCGTCGGGTCAAGTTCCCCATCTCCCCTGAACCCATGAAGGGTGTCCCTCTCGTCCTTCGTGAGAAGAACCTTGTCTCCTACCTTGAATGGGATTGCGTCAGAGGTCATCGTGTAGGGTGGAGTTATCGACTTGATGACTCCAATCTTCATCTCGTCTGAGGTTGGAATGACGAACGCAGAACTCTCGTTCTGATTCTCCAACGTCGCTTCCTGAACGATGCACCTTCCACCCAGAGCCCTGTACTTCGTGCGCTCCAAGTTGCTTTCCATTATGAGGGCGTTGTACCTCATCAAGCAAATTGGCGAGGTGTGGTAGAATGAAGCCAGCTTGTCGGCGAACACGAACTTGCCAACGTCAAGTCCGGTCATCTCCTTGGCTTCCTTGCCAATCTTCAATATCTCGTAGAACCCCACTCGGAGGTTGCGCAAGCAATCGTCTCCAACGACAAACCCAGAGTCCTTGCTGGACAGGGTGTCTGTCTCCAATATCCTCAATACAACAATGTCGTTTGCGGGTTCGCAATCTTTGTCAAAGTGAATCATCTTGGTATCTATCCTTCCTGATTTCCCTATTCAATTATACAACAAACCGACCACCTCGTTAAAGGTGGCCGATTTCTGCTTGCCCTGTTTGGGTTGATTACAGACCCAACTTCTTGAGCTTGTCGTCGAGTTCCCTTGCGTCGAGGGTGGTTTGGACTGCCCTGGTCGTGGAACTGTCCTCAGTGACGTTGACGTATTCCACAACTGTTCCAGTTCCCTCCTTGCCAACTGCCTGACGGAACACGAGTTTCCACTTGCCACCGGTCTTGGAATCCACGAACACCAACTTGTTCACGTCGAGTTCGATGTCTCCACTCATCTTGACTGAGGTGTTGCTGCCCATCTTGAACAACGCACCGTCCTTCAATTCGAGGGTTGCGCCACTCTGGAGGGTGACTTTGGACTCGTTGGCGAAATTCACCTTCGCTCCATCTTCCACGAACACGTTTGCGCCAACGTTGACGGTTCCATCGAACTCTGCAAGACCACGGGACTTCAAGAGGTTGTCAGTGTCAACCACGTTGGATGCCACTGAGGTAGTCACCAACTTGTCCACGTTCATCTTGTTGATGTTGAACTTGTAAGCCTCCAACTCGGAGAACTTGCCCTTTTGGGCAACCAAGTTCTTCACCAAGGCGTTGCCGTTGGAATCCACGCGGTAGATGCCATTCTTGATTGCGAACCTCTTTGGAACGTTCGGGTCAGCATTCTCCATCGCGTAGGAGATGGGGTTGACGAGCTTCTGAACCGTGAGCCTTGCGTTCTCGTAGTTCGCCCTGTTGCGCTCGATTGCTTGCGTGACGGTCTCGTATGGGTCGTAGCCCTCTGAAGTCTCCGAGGAATCCTCGTACTCCTCAACCATCTCAGACTTGTAGTCCTCCCAATCCTGCTTGGTCGTCAACTGAACACCAGTTGTGTCCTCGTCGCTTGCCAACTGGGAGATTGGGGTTACGAGCACGTTGTCTGTGGCAAGTGTGGAGTTGTCCAATATCAACTTGGAGTCCTCGATTGTGACGTTGCCCTTGATGAGCGAATCCACGTCCTTGTCGATGACGAAGCAAGTGTCGTGCCTCGTGCCACTGCCCATAATCCTCATGCACTGGAAGAGGTTGTTCCTCGTGTGCGAGACGATGCCCTTGTTTGCAATCAACTCCCCACCATTGATGGTCAATGCTGCGCCATTCACGCCAATGCCGGAGATGGTGAGCGAGGTCTTGACGTTCGCTGCTCCATTCACGATGATGTCCTTGGTGGTCAATGCCTTGGACACAGTCATGTTGAGCGCGGCAATCTTGTCCATGAAGAGGTTGTTGGTCTTGATGGTGTCGGCGAAAATCGTCTGACCAATCAGCTCGTTCGTCACTCGAAGGTCTTTGGACTTGATTAGGGTCGCGTCTCCCTTCTTCATCGTCACGTTGTCAGAGACGAGCTTGGACAATGACATCTCGAAGGTGTCTGCTATAATCTTCCTCGAATCAACGTCCCACTTCGCTGCGGAATCACCCAACACGAGCCTTTCGCCAGCCTGAATAGTCTCAGAGCCAACGTAGGCGGAGTTGTAGGTGGTCTCCATGCCTATGAGGGTCTTGCCATTGTTGAATTGCGCCCCATTGAAGAATGACGCAACCTTCTTGAACGACACCCCTGTGCCATTCGCGTGGAGAACCGAATCTCCATTCGACACCACTGTGAGTCCATTCGTGGTGGTTTGGGTCTGAACGTCAAGGTTGCCCTCAATCGTCACGCTCCCGTGGATTACTGGGTTCTCCCCATTCAAAAGTTCGCTTTCGTCGCTGCTCATCATGGTATCTTCTCTCGTTAGGAAAGTGGTTTGTCAAGTAGTATTTACCACAGAGCACTGGAGATGGGTTTCAATACAGAATGAGTAAATACAATGGAAAGCACAAAACAAGCGAGAATTCACCATGGGAAACCAAGTTAAATTTGTCGAGACTACACAAAACACGTATAACACATTGGAGACCAGGGAGAACAGCACTCTCTACTTCACAACCGACACCAAGCGACTTTATAGGGGAAATGAATTGTTTTCATCTGAATTGACCCCTGTATACGATGGAAATGGAAAGAAATTTTCTGACTGGACCATCACGCGAGAGGGTGTTGACGTTACAGATGATGTGGAGCAACCAGCATGGATTCCATCAGAGAACCAATGGGGTGTGTATTTTACCCCAGAGGATTCTGGCGAGGAAATCTTGGTTCACTACGTCCAAGGAGACGAGGATGATACCAGCATTGCATGGGAATATACTGGGGGTTCAGTCTATCAATATGTTGGAATGAGGTCTGAAAATAACTTCTTGGGATACGCGATTGCTGGTCAAACAGACAAGCCCCTGGTTCCGGCGTCGTTGCTTCCTGCTGCTTCAGACGACGACCCCAAGATTGCTGGCACGAAGGATTCAGGAACGAGTGGGGACTATTCGAGGGCTGACCACGTCCACCCATCAGAGACAGAGGTTGAATATGAAGTTGCCACGCCCTACAACCTTTCCTCAAATGCACTTCCAATCACGTTCAAGGTTTCCGGAAATGAGTTCTCGAAGAACTCTGTTGCCCAAATTACTGAAAGTGCTGGGATTGGATTGTTGTTGGTTGCTGAGGGAATGACCGACCCAATTGTGATATTCGACAAAGATACTGGATTCTTCACAGACACTACGTCCCCAATGATTACAGACATGGCGTTTGGTGGTCGTTCTGCTGAAGCAGGTGTCTGGCCTCGATTGGATGTCACTCCATCTTCAGTAAGTGTAAGGGGCGCGTCTGTCCAAATGCCACTTTCACCAACTCAATTGGCTAACATCGAAGATGTCCCAAACAAGATAGACAAGTTGGAGAATCCAACGAACGGAAACCTCGTTTGCGTGGATTCCACTGGAGGGTTGTACGACAGTGGATTGAACGCAGCAAAGGTGGACGAGAGGATTTCCACGATGCGTCAGGCTTGCGAGGTTCTTTGGTGGGACGACCCAAGCAAGTACAACGACAATGCTGGCTCCGCTGGGCGAATATATTTCAGACCCAGGGAGGCTGGAATGTGGGACGGTGGATGCATTTCGGTAATCAATTTCCACACTGCAACCACAACTGCCGTAAACGCCAACATATACCTCAAGCTCGTCTCGTCCGACCAAGAGACGGTGTATGCGACGAGTGACACGAAGAGCATAAACGGAACCAACATCTGGGTTCCATTCACATTTACGGCATACGCCCCACTTGAAAAGGACACTCAGTACATTCTCCAATTCATAGATGCAAGCACAGGTCAGGTTCATGGAAACATTCGTCCAAGGCTTCAACCAAACGCATCCTCGCCAGACCTCTATTTCGCAGGAAATCAGAACCTTCGCCCCCACATCACTGTGCGTTGGTTGATGGACTTGACCAACGTGAAGGAGAAGTTGGAAGACCACGAGAACAGGATTCAGGCTTTGGAGACAGCAATCGCAAACATGGCATCGTAGGGAAATTGACAAATGGCATCGAAGAACGACAAGTCATCCAAGAACAAGAAGGTAGTTGACAACTTCATCTACACTCAGTTGTTGTCAAGCAGAAAGTCCTTCTACGTCTATTGTGGCAAGTCGAAGAAGAGGATTTACCAAGGCACTTGCTCGAAGGAGATAAAGAACATCTACTTCGACGGCACTTGCGTGGTGTGCATTTGCGACAACAAGACCTACGTGTTCGGACCGTCTGACATGAGGTATCCATTGAAGAACTGGCGTCAGATAAGGGAATTTTGACATAGGAGACATCCAATGAAATACGAGATAGTGAAACGCGATAGAAGGGGCGAGACAACCACCATAGACGAGGGTTCTTGCGACACCAGAGAAGAAGCTATGGAAACCTTCATTGATTGCATCATAGACCACGGCAAGGACGACTATTGGCTGATGCAAGACTATTCCAGAATCAAGGCGGGAAGGAACAACATATTGTATCGTCAGAAGCTGGCGCAACTTGCCAAGAATGGACAACTTGACGAGGCGTTTGTTGGACGTTCCCATAGAGATGATGGATATGGCTACGAGTACGAACTTCTGTTGCGCGTCTCCGGAGAGGAAAAGGAGCAGTATGACGACGACCTCTTCTTGGAAAGTTGGGACCCGTCCTACTACGACAAGCCGGAGAACCAATATGGCGAGAAGTGGATGCACATCACTGGCACCTACATCAACGGTGCTATCGAGGACATCATCAAGGACGTTCAGATTGACCCATATCAAGATGGCCCGAAGTTGGAGAGCCTGTCATTGAGCTGCCTCAACCTTTGCGACGATGGACACCTCGTTGCAGAGTTCTATGGTGGCGCGAATGGTGGTGGCTTCCGTGGCGAGGATTGCAATTGGAAGTTCTATCTGTCCCTGATAAGGAAGTTCCTTGGAAAGCTCTTGGACTACGACCGAGGGGACTTCTTCAAGGACGTTTGGCTCATAGATTGGAGCAACGATTGTTGCGACGATTGCTGGACCTTGACCTTGGGACTTGAGCTTTCTGATTCTCAGAAATACCATCTTGTTGAGTGCATAAAGCACTTCCCTGTCCTTGACTTGCAGAAGTTCAATATAGGCATTGACGCGGCAATGGACATCGTTGACCCAACTGGCGTAGCCCAAATGCAAGCTGCAGGTGCAATTCCAGTCACGAACGTGGAGACTACCATTTCCGAGTCCTCGAAGTGGCGCAAGATTGCCAAGTAAAATTTTCGTATAATTGTAAATAGAAATTGGCAAGGGAAAGTCAGGAAGACATCCGGCGAATACCAAGCCAAGGCGTCGATTGCATAAGCAACGACAACAAATAGGAGGAACATAAAATGTTCGACATGATGAAGCCCCTGGCCACATGGGACGATATGTGGCAAAACATGATTGCCCTCACGGAATATCCGATGAATGGCAAGACCCTGAAGGACATTGGACTCAGGAAGCTGATAACCCGCCCCCACAACATAGTGAACGTCACTGACCCAAAGACCAATCAGGTCATTGAGCAGCGCCTTGAAGTCGTCACTACCCCGTTCAAGAAGGACGAGGTGAAGGTCGAAATCTCGGGCAACACTCTCATAGTGAAGTGTGGAACCGACCCCAACCTTGGGGACCCGTGCGAAGAGCCAAAGGCACCAGACGCTCCAGAGGAAAACTACCTGTACAAGGGTATCTCTGAGCAGTTCTACACCTTCCAGCTCAAGCTCTCCAACAAGGTTGACGTAGCCAACATCAAGGCGAAGAACCAAGATGGCATTCTCACCGTCACACTCCCCTACAAGAAGGAGGAGCTCTACCAGGTGGTAACGCCAATCGAGGTTGAATGACAAAACAGGGCAATCAAATCCCAGCATCGGGCTCAGACTTCACAGTTTGGGCCCGTTGTGGTATAATTTAATGGTACAGAGAAAGGCACTACTATGGACGGCGAGGACGATTTTTTCGAGGATAGCAAAGAGGACACGAGTTCGATTGACTTGTCAGAGTTCCCAAACTTGGAACGCTACTTCAACCACTTCGAGGAAACTGATGGCGCACCTGAGATGCAAGGTTGCCTACCAAACCTCATCATCTGGATTAGGTTGATTGTGGAGCCGAAGGACAGAGAGTGGATTGACCCGACCCAGTTCTTCGAGTTGGACGACTTCGACGCAGAGGACTTCTATTCCTGGGGTCACAACAGCCGTTGGAAGAACGTGTTCTGGACGTTCGCTCAGAGCAACCTCAAGCTCGTGAAGGAAAAGTGCCTTGAATTGGCGAAAGAACACGGCGACCCCAGTGTTGAGGACTACATCAAGAAAGCAAACGAAGAGTCTTCTGAGAAATGATTGCTGTTGACTACAAGCTGAAATACGACGTTGCGAAAATACGTTCCACCATCGAACCCAACGATGGCTATTGCTGGGTATACTACGACCCACTTGGCAAGGACAGGAAGATGGACGAGAACGGCAAAATCTATCTGAAGTGCTACGAGAAGGACACGCACAAGCCCATAGTTCTGGAGGTCACTGACTTCCCATCTACCCTATGGCGCAGAACCAACTCTTCGGACAAGGTTGCCAAGGCAACTGGCATGGTGGATGCATACGGACATCCCATCGTGCAAGAGACGTTCTTCAACGTGGCTTCCCGCAAGAAATGGGTCTACAATTGGAAGAACAGAACAGACTATTGCGAGAATCAGATTGTCCAGTGCTACGACCCTTGCGACGAGTTCATGCAGGCAATATTCTGGCAAGAGGCGCAAGAGGAAGCGTTCAATAAGGGCTTCCAGCGGGTGTTCTTCCTCGATATCGAGACAGAGGTCTCCGAGACCTCACTTCTTCCGTGGAAGGCTGTTGACAAAATCCTGATGATAACTATTTTGGATTCCAAGGATTGGAAGTTCCACACTTGGTCTCTGAAGCCTTGCGTCAAGTTGAGCGACGACCATTTCGTGTACGACTTCAACGACGACGAGGTGGCGCTGCTCAAGCATTTCCTGCGCTTTTGGGCGAACAACTATCCTGACGTGGTGTGTGGCTGGAACTCCAAGTGGTACGACATGCCCTACATCGTCCGGAGGTTGGAGAACAAGCTTGGCAAGGCAGCAGCAAGGTTCATCTCGCCATTGGAGGACTACAAGATAGTTCACGAGAAGTCGAACGAGAGGGACGACAAGGGGCGCAGGATTGAGAAGAACGAGATAGAATGGGTCAACATCGCTGGATTGTTCCAAGCTGACGACTTGGTTCTCTACTCCAAGAAGTTCGGCGTCAAGCAAGCCCTCGATGGTGGCTATGGCTTGTCCAACGTGGGAATGGCAGAGGGTCTTGGCTCGAAGGTTGCATACGAGACGACGCTCAAGGACTTGTACCTTACAGATTGGCAGAAGTTCTACGAGTACAACGTCCGAGACGTTGACCTTCTCGCAGAGATAGAGAAGAAATGCAAGTTGATTCCTTTGGCAAGGACAGTGTCGGGGTTTGGATTGACGAACTACGACTACATCTATCAGTCGGCTCCATACCTCGTTCCAACGATTTCCATTTTCTGCCAAAAGCACCGAAAGAACATGGTGTTCAACACCTACGCCAACAACTTCCGAGAGAAGGTTCCGTTCGAGGGCGCGTGGGTTATCGACCCCGTTGTTGGCAGGTACGCCTATGGCACTGCGACCGTTGACTTCAACTCGCTTTACCCCTCGGCAATGCGCATGATGAACCTTTCCATAGAGACATACGTCGGACGCATAGACGATGGCTATTGCGGCGAAGGTGGCTTGGACAACGATTGGATGCAGCGTGGTGGCATAGATGGCTACCCAGAGGACTACATCTTCAGACTCATCATCGACAGGGTTGACATGAAAGAACCCATCGTGAAGGAGATTGACGTTCCAACCCTTCGCACGTTGCTTGAGACGAAACTCATCATCTGCCCCACGAACATGACATTGTTCTTGAAGCACGAGGTGAAGAGAGGAGTCATCGCAGATTGGGCAGAGGTGTTCTTCAATCGCCGAAAGGCGACCAAGAAGGAGATGTTCAAGTGCGACAACGAAGCTGACGCAGCAACCGACCCAGTGGAGAAGGAGAAGCTCCTTACGAGGAAGGAGAACCTTGCGAACCTTCAGCAGGCGTTGAAGATTTGCCTTAACTCCATCTATGGCGCGTTGTCCACCACGGGTTGCCCATTCTGCCACTCCATTGGTCTTGCCCAGTCGGTCACTCGTGCTGGACGCTTCTGCAACTACAATGGACGCGAGTTCTACAGGCAGTGGCTCAAGGAGAACTACAACGTACCTGACGACTACGTTGTGACAGCTTCAGGTGACACGGACTCCTACTTCATGAACCTCGAAGCTGTGACAAAGGACTTCATCAAGAAGTATGGCTACGACGACAACCTCAATAATTGGACTGACGAGCAGAAGCTCCAACTCTGGAACCACATTCAGAAGTTCGTAGACGAATACCTTGTTCCAAACGTCCAGGCGTTGGTGACAAAGAAGTTCTACACCTCGAACGCAGCCCCAATGAGGTATGGCTTGGAATACATGACCAGTGGTGGCATATTCGAGAGTCCGAAACACTACATCGTACATAAAATCGTGGACGAAGGCCCGAAGCTCGTGGACAAGTTCAAGTACACCGGCATCGAGTTGAAGAAAGCCCAAGTTCCGCCAGAGGTCAAGAAGTTCATGAAGGACATCTACTTCACTGCTGTCCTCGACCCCAACTTCGACCAAGCGGCAATCAAGAACAAGATGGACGAGGTGTATCAGGAGTTGCTCAAGATGCCACCCGACGCCCTTGCGAAGTGGCAGGGCTATGGCACCGAGACCACTATGGAGGGATTCTTGCTTGAATCCAAGGGGGCTACTGGCATTGGCAAGTGCGCCAACTACTACAATCAGATAATCCGAAAGCTCCACTTGGACAAGAAGTACGCCTTGATAAACGTCAAGGACAAGATTCAGACAATCTACATCAAGCCCACGAACGTATATGGCATCTCGCAGATTGGCTTCCCTCCAAGGCAGTGGCCGAAGGAGTTTGAGGACATTTTCGAGATTGACTACCCCACGATGATGGAAAAGGTTGTCATTTCCCCGTTGAAGGGCTTGCTCAAGGCGTTGCACATGGATGCCCTCATCAAGTACGACCCTGCGATAGCGGCTTCATTGGAATACAGCGTTGACGACATTTGATTTATTTCAAATGAACATGTCTTGAGAAATGCTATTGATGTCTTGACTTCGCAGAATGGTTATGTTGTTGTCTATCATGCACCGATGCTTTGCCTCGTATAGACCACACATCCAATCGTACTTCTCATCTGACCAGTCCTTGTCTCTATACGGGCAGAACATCTCCTCTCGTCCAGTGGATTCGTTGAACCTAAAAAAGTTGTCACCCTTCACTTCAAATACCCGACCATTCACAAGAAAGTCCGGATGATATGTATGATGTGTTTCCTTGTATTCGTATGGAAGCGAAATCGTTGGTTGATACTCAAAGTCGATGTGGTTCTCCAACAAAAAGTCATATACGAGGAATTCCCATGACGAGCCAAAGGTCATGTCTGGGTACTTTGGGTTCTTGTATCGTTTGTGAGCCTTCTTGTGGTATTCTTCCGACTATGGATACCATTCAACGCCGTGCCGCATAATATTTGTTTGTTTAGCCAATTCCCGATTGTTGTAATTTTTGTCACCATATCGTTCTTCTTTTGTTTGCTAAATTTTGTCCATTACTATTGAAGATTGTGGTGCATATTCTACGCCCAATCGCAGAATATTTGTTTCTTTCATTTTTGCTTTCACTATTTCAGATTGTGTTGCATTTTCAACACCAAATAATTTCATACAAGTTTCTTTGGCTTTGTTTCGTACTTCTTCGGATTGCATAGAATATTCCACACCAAAGTGTTCTTTGCAAGTTTCTTTGGACTTCTATCTGAATTCTTTGGTTTCCATATATGAATCTACATGGTATTTTTCTTGAAATGTCTATTTTCGTTTTTCTTGTATTTCTTTTGATTGACTTGGATTTTCAACACCAAAATGTTTCATAGTAGTGGTTATTTTCTTCTATTTGACATATCCAATTTGTGATGGATTTTCACACCCATGTTTATCTATCATTGTTTGTTTATATTTTTCTCGAATCGTTTTTGATTGAAATACATTTGATACACCGTGTCTTTCCATACAAGTTTTTTGTGTTTTGTTCTATGTTATTGGGTCTTTCATTGAGCAACTTGGACAGCAATGAGTGCGACCGATTTCTACGTTATTGTCACAATCAGGATTTTGACAAGTTGGAAGGGAAGTCAAACCATTTTCCACGCAAAATATTCTATCCGCCAATGGAACTACATTGTTGTGTTCCATATATGTTTTATCCATGAATGATGTTCTTGTTATCAATTCTTGGAATAGTTCAGGAAAACTACATCGTAGAAATTTTGGAAATCCTCGTTTTGCGAAATTAGGAATGCTTCGTATTGAACTGACAAGTTCTTGATTTGCCAATTGAGTATAATTTTCTTTAGTCATAATCAATAATCTCCTATTGGTTGTGATTAGATGCTTCAAGGAACTCCCATTCTTTGAAGCATCGTTTCATTTGTATTTACTATTTTGTTGTAAAATTGGTAAATAACATTGAACAATCATTGGAGAAATATTATGAAAAAACTACAGTGTGAAAGTTATGAAGTGAGCGAGGAACTGGCACAACGCTTGCGAAGTGTATTAGCCGATGAATTTTTAGCAAATTAGTTTTACCGTCTTGCTGAACTTGCCATGAAGGGCAAGAAGCAGCACCTTCTCACAGAACTTGCGAAGGAGAATGGCGAGGACGAACTTGAAGACCACTTCAAGAACCTCTCTGAGTGGATGCAGTCCAAGGGTCTCCGCGTGGTCACGAACTACGACGAGATGTTGGACATCACGAATGGAACCGTGTTCACTGTCGAAGATGGGGATTCCACCTTGGAAGTCGTGGACAAGTTGATAAAGTCCGAGGAAGAGGCAATCGAGGCTTACGAGAACCTGATTCCAGAGACTGACCTCGACCTCCACACGATGCTTTGTGGCTTCCTCAAGGACGAAAGGGAGCACCTCAAGGCGTTGCAGGATTGCAAGGACGAGATGGGAGGTTCTGAGCAGAAGCCAAAGCACCCAATCTTCGAGGGTGGGTTCAAGAGAATGCGTGGGGAAACCAACGATGTAATCCATTGCGTTGTTTCTGACATTGACTGGGACACAGATGGCGAGGAAGTCGAGGGGCTTCCAAGCACAGTGGAAGTCGATGTGCCAGCAGACGAGTGCTTGGAGCCAGAGGACTTCGAGGAATGGATTTCCGACTACCTCTCCGACGAATATGGGTTCTGCCACAACGGATTCAGGTATCACAAGGAATGCTGCTGAAAAAAGCGATATTGACGTTGGTTCTTGCGTCCCTGCTTCAGGGATGCATGAACCTCTATATTCGTTGCCCCGGACACCCATATGTCGAAATGCCATATCAATCGACTTCTGCTATGGCTAATTTGACGGTAGTGGCAGCATTTCCCCAAATTCTTCCAATGAACGAGACAGATGGATTCGTGTGGCAGAATTGCCTTACCATACCGTTGTTGGGATTGCCGTGCGCCATAGACACCTGTCTTGAAGCAGTGGTGGATACTGTGTGTCTGCCTTATGATTTGTCTGTTTCCAAAAGCAAGGAGAAATCAAATTTAACGGTGATTGAAGACCATGAAAGTGATAGTGGAAAAGGACGATGAAACCCTTGTCGTAAAGGGTGCAAAGATGGCGTATGCCGCAGTGAAGAACAAGCTTGTGTCCATACTTACTGGACATGAAGTATTGTCCAATATTGGAACTGTACTCAGTTTGCTTTCGTTCCTTCCGGGCGTTGACAAGGACGCCGTCGAGAACAAGATGAAGGAGCTTTCTGGATTCCTCAACTCCAAGATAGAGGACTTCGACGAGTTCATGAAGTCAATCCCGATGTTGGAGACCTTGTTCGGGGACGAGAAGGATTGCCTCAAGAACATTATGCGTTTCGAGGTGTTCGTTCAGCAAATCTCCTTGGGTCAATATCCTGCCGAGAACTATGACTTGGGCAAGGTCACTGCTGTTCAAAGCACTTTCATGGCGTTGATTGCGATTTGGACAGCATTTGGTGCTGGAGTAGTTGGTTCTGGTGGATTGGCATTGTGTGTTGCTTGGATTGTAAAGGATTTGAGCGTTCTTTGCTACAACAAGGTGTTTCCAATCATAGAGGAAGACCTCAAGAAGTTCGAGGAATGGGCAAAGAGCAACAACATGGACATTGAAAAGACTGCGAAGGACATTTCTGATGGCAAGGCTGCAAAGGGGGACGAGAACAAGGGAACTGAGAACCAAGAGGGCAACAAGGAGCAGGCTGACGAAAGCCTTGTCGGAGCCCTCGTGAAAGGTGCAGCAAAGTTGGTTGGCAAGGGAGCAGCAAAAGGTGCTACAAAGGGAGCTGCAAAGGGAGCAACCAAGGCTGCCGCGAAAGGTGCTACTACACTCACAGGAAAGGCTGCAGCCAAACTCGCCCCAGCAGCTACAAAGGGCTTGACCAAGATGGGTTCAAAGGCGCTGAAGGCTATTGCAAAGATAAGCCCCAAGACAGCGCAAGTCTTGAAGAAGGGTTCTACCCAATTGGGAAAGATGTTGCAAAAGTCCGGGATTTCAATGGACTATGCCCTGGGCAAGGTAGGCGACTACATAGCGAACGCCTACGAAAAGGCCAGCAACGAGGACAAGAAGATTCTTGACGTTATGAAGGAAGACTTGAAGTCTGCAACTGACGTGGAGAACCTCAAGGCGAAACTCAAGGACATGATTGACGCAATGGACGGCAATGAAACTGAGGGAAATGAAGTAGTCAAGGAATCCGGGAGTTGGATTCCCTTGAATGAAAGTCGCTCGAAATTTAGATGGATACCGTGTAAATAATACATGAATTGAACATTCGATGCGAGGACATGTCCATTGGAATCGTTCACATCAAACATACTCTATAGAGGAAACGCGAAATGAAGAAATTGAACATTACGAAGAAGCAATACGAGGAGTCCAAATACTTCAACAAGAAGTACGGTTCCCTCAAGTTTGTTTCTGAATCGGGTAAGCTCTTCAAGACGGACAAGGGCGTAGTCCTTGCTCTTGAAGGAACTGAGAATCAGCAAGCCGAGGGCGACGACGCCCAGGGCGCTGAAGGTGGTGCACAGCAGGAAGACGAGTCCCTCAAGGACATCGGCAACGCAATCAAGGACACAGCAAAGGAACTTGGAAGCAAGGCGAAGGCTGGTCTCAAGAAGGGTGCGAAGGCAGTAAGCAACTTCTTCAATGGAAACTTCCGCAAGAACGACACAGTGGAGATTTCCGGTGGAGAGGACAGCGATGGCAATCCAGTCACTCTGAAAGGCGTTGTCAAGAATGCTGGAAAGGACGAGGTTACGATTGGCATCTCCAGGGAGGCAGCTGAATCCGACGATGGTGACGCTACCGAGGTTGGAGAGGACGTGACCCGTGGCGAACTCACCGACATTCTCAAGGATGTCGTGGCTGAAGTCGAGAATGTTTGCGATTCTCAGGACATTTCCTTCGAGGAAGTTGTCGGAATCGAGCCAGAGGGCGAAGCCGACGAGGAAGCCGACAAGGACGAGGTTATCGCAACCAAGGACGACGTTGCAGATGCGCTCCAGGGCGTCATTGACACAGTCGAGAAGGTTGCTGACGCAAACGACATCGAACTCCCTCAGGAAGAGGAAGATGATGGCGAGGGTGCTGGCGACGATGACGACACCGGCGTGACCGTTGACGAAGGTTGCGATTGCGGCGAGAAGGATTGCCCGGAGTGTGGCAAGAAGGCCGACGAGTGTGGAGGCCAGGCTTGCGAGTGTGGCGGCAAGGAGAAGATGATGGAGGCCCGCAAGGCCCGTGCGAAGCTCGTCCGCGAGGCGGTTCTTCGCCGTGCTCGTGCCCGCAAGGTGCGCGAGAGCATCGAGCGCCGTCGCAAGGCCCGCAAGGTCATGGAGTCCATTCGCCGCAGGCGCGCTGCCAAGAAGGTGCTCGAAAGCATCCGCAAGCGTCACGCTG